CCGATCCATCGAAAAACACCTTTGGCACTTCATCGTTGTAGTCAAGACCAGAGGCATCCCGCGTGAACCCAATCCCGCAATATCCCTTTTCGTTCATCTTTATACGCGCGCGGAATGCGCCGGGGTTAGTGGTCGAAACTAATGCGGTGCGGACACCGTTGGCGTCCCATCCGCCCGCGCCCTTGAACTTGATAACGCCACTATCAACAGTAACGTTTGTTCCGCTGTCCACTTCAGTAAGGTGGCCGAAATCAGTAAAGTTGTCATCCTGCCACGACTGCTGGAGCTTCAGCCGACACGTGCGACCACCAGAGCCGGGAACATGCTCCAGCTTATCGGAGTCAGAAAGGGTCAGAACGTCCTTGAACCAGCGCGTGCCCATCTACCTCTCCTCGGGAGCGGCCGCCGGGTTGAATTCGCCAGTGGTCGGCGGGTCGCCGATAGCGTCTCTGCGGCGGATTGCCTCAGTACGCACGCGGTCGCGCTCGACAATCATCTCGGCCGCTACTGACTTAGACACCCCCAACGCTTCTAAGTCCGCGCTTGTGACTGTTGGGGCTGTGGCGTAGCCGCCGATTATCTCAGCCTTGAAGCCAGACCCGCCAAGCACGCGATTAGAGCTATCGGTGCGCCAGTCGTCCAGAACATCCTGCGGGTCCTGCTGCGAGGGGCCAGACTCGTCCGCTATGTCGATGGCTTCCAGCAGCGCGTCACAGTAGGCCCGCAGCTTGCGGATTTTGTCGGGGTCCATCAGAGCCACCCATTTTTTTTGAGCCAGTAAATGCCGCCCAGAATCATCAAGAAGATGATCGGCGAGCCCAGGACCGGGAAGGCGATCTTGGCCCAGAGCGGCAAGTGCCGCTGGAGGGGCCGGTGCTCCAGCTCCGAGAAGCGCTTGTTAATGGCCTCCCGCGCCTCCCGGCACCTGACCACCACGCCCTCCGAGTGACCCTGCACCGCATGGAGCTGGGTCATCATGTAGACATTCACGGTCGGTTGGTCCTGGGAGCAGGCGCGAAAGAGCATCTGCGTTTCGGGCGGGAGAGCCGAGAAGCCGGGAATCTCGTCCAGCCTCGGAGGATCCCCTACGGGATCGAGGGGCTTGGTGTCATGGACGTTTTCCGGCATCGTCGGCCTTCCTATCTATGTCCGCACCGATTGACATCTCACGATTCCTCCCTGCTCAGCGCTTCGGCCAGCCACTCCTGCAGCACCTCGCCGACGTCGCTCTCGTCGCCGGGCCTGGGCGCGTAGGGCCACTCCCGGAACTTTGAGCGATAGATCTCGCCGAACCCGCGCGCCTTGGGCTCGCTGGCCGGGTTGAGGTGCCCGACGGTTATCGAGGTGCCCGCCTGGTGCAGCTCGGCGCCCATATCGGCACTCGAGGGCGCGCCGTCGATCGGCGCACTCTGGCCCAGGAGGTCGCCGGTCAGGATCCCCCAGAGCTTGCCGGAGAGCTCACCGTTGCGGGACAGCCAGCGCAGATATCTGGCCGAGTACACCTGCACCGGTCGGCGGACGATCCGCTCCCAGAGCTGCAGCAGCATGTAGAACCCGGCCCGCTCGAGGCCCGGCGAGGGATCGCCGACGCGATCGGCAGCGCGGCGCAGCCGCACCGCGAACCGAGCACCGTCGACCGAAACAGTCACCCGCACTAGACTATCCTCGCCCTCAAGCTGCCAGGCTTGCGCGTTGTGTCCTCGTCGCTCTCGCCGTCGCCGTCGGTGTCCTTTTCCAGCGGCGGCATTGACTGCAGCGCCCGCTGCTCCATCGCCAGATACTTGCGGGCCTTTTCGTCCCAGAGGTCCTCCTTGGCCCGGCTGGCGCCGCCGCAAATGATCGCCAGGACGCGCGCGACGCACAGGTCGCGCAGGTCGCGCTTCGATCGCGCGTGCAGCTCGCTGTCGTCCCAGTCCTCATCAGACTCGATCCGCTTGATATAGTCCTGGTAATGGAGGTGCGCCTCGGCGTGCCAGCGGTTGAAGGTCCGCACCTGGAAGGGCAGCGAGGACTGGCTGGCCGCGATCGGGCGGTCGAGGTTGAGCTCGTCGCCGCCGGCCGAGACCGAGGCGATGCGATAAAGGCCCTGGTACCCGCCGGAGAGGATCTCGAGGAAGTGCGTGCAGTCGACGTCCTCGCTGTCCTTGCCTACGCCGGCGACAGTGAAACCCGCGGCCACCGTCGCGCTCGTGACGACCTTGCCGGTCGCGTCGGTCGCGCCGTCGGTACCCGAGACCAGCACCTCCTCGCCGGCCGGCAGGGCATTAAAAATGCCGGGCTCGCGCAGGTAGAGGTCGCCGTCGTCGGACCAGATCTGATCAGTTGCCATTGCTGAGCTCCTCCCGGCAGTACGTCTCGACCAGGGCGATCCCGATCCGGCCCATATCATCCGGATCCGGAGACTGGATCACCCGGGCCAGCGGGTAGTGCGAGGCCATCGCCGCCCCGTCGGTCGGCCCGAACAGCCCGACCGACGGCGTCGACAGTGCCGCCGCCAGGTGGAAGCAGGCGCTATCGGGTGCGACGACCAGGTCGGCGGCCGCGACGTGCGCGGCCATCTCCTGGACCGAGCCGAGCACCGCATCCATCCGCGTATACCCGCGCGCCGGGCCAGGCCAGTCGACGAGCTCGCGGTGCGCGTAGACCACTTTTGCGCCGGCATCCTGCAGCCGGCAGACCAGGGCCAGCCAGTTGTCGAGCGGCCAGTCCTTGCCGGCCAGCGCGCTCTTGGGCTGTATCAGCACCAGCGGGCGGCGGTCGACCTCGACGTCCTCGACGTCCAGGCGCGGCGTCGCCGGCCGGCAGCCGGCCAGCTCGCAGAGAACCTCTACTGCGCAGTACTTGTCCTTGGTCTGCGCGCCGGCCTGCTGGAGCGCGGCCATGCAATCCAGCAGCAGGCCCCAGCCCTCGGGGATCTCGCGGCCGGTGATTACGCGCGCGGCCAGGCCCGCGAACATGAACGCGCAGCCCGCCGGGCAGCGGACCCACACCGAATGATCGCGGCCCTCGCCGGGCGAGGCCAGCCACTCGACCGCCGGCAGCGCGGCGACGCAGTCGCCGATCCCGCACTCGCCCAGGTCGACAAGGGTAGGCCCGCCAGGCCGGCCCGTGCGGCGCTGGTCGACCAGGTACGCGCCCTGCTCGTACACCTCCGGCAACATGCTACGCCGCACGGTAAGGCGCACCCCGTGCCGGTTGATCACGTCGACGCCCCAGTCCATTTACAGGCCCTCCACAAGGCGGACCAGGCGGGCAACCCACCTCTCAGAGGACCACTGCTGCCGCACGAGCTTGCGGCCGGCCAGGGCGATCTGCTCGCGCTCGCTGCCGTGCGCGAGCCAGTAGGTGGCCTTTTCGCGCAGCTCATCGAGGTTGTGCCACACATCCAGGTGCACCCCGGGCGTGAAGTGCTCGAGGATCCCCTTGGCCGCGTCGGCCAGCAGGAATCCGCCAGTGGCCATCACGTCGCTCACCCGCTGGTTGAGGTACCCGCTGGCGTCCGGCCGGACGTGGCTGCCGATCGAGATCCTGGCGGACCCGTAGACCGGCAGCATCTGGGCATAGGTGACGTCTCCGCGGTAGCAATTGACGAGCTCGGGCGCGCCGTACTGCCGAGTGCCCCAACCGCGGGAGCCCTCCCAGCGGCCCCAGATCCCTAACCGGCCCAGCGGCGCCACGGCCCGGGCGATCTCGCGACGCTCCGCCAGTATGTGCGGATAGTCGTCGCGGGTGTAACAGTTGTGCGCGTCGACGCAGATATCGTCCTCAAGCTCCGGGTCGAGAACTACATCGTGCAAACCGATGTCTACCGGCGGGTAGGTGAGCTCGGCGGCCTGGCCGCGGACCCGGGCCTCCTCGACTGCCTGCGTGCTGCAGCTGAGGACGATGTCCGCCGCCAGGCGGTGCGGGTTGTTTTCGGTATCGAGCAGATACGGGTCGTCGATCGTCCACCAGGCCCGCGCGACCTTGCCCTTGACCTGATCGCGCTTCAGGAAGTCGGCCGGCAGGTCTCCCTTCACGTTCCAAAGCAGCAGGCAATCCCAACCAGAGGCCAGGACATCGGTCACAGCCTGGGCCGCAGCCTCGAGGCCCCCCGCCTTGCGGATCCGGCGCGTCGGCACGTAGGCGGCCAGGTGCTCGCTGCGCTCGAGCTCCCGGACGATGATCCCCAGGCTTTCGACCGCGCAGTTACCGCCGGCTACCAGGATTTTCACCGCACCGCCTCCTGCGCGATCGCCGACAGCGCCGATCGCGCGGTGCTGGTCGTCTCGCAGCTGAGCGCGGCCGCGTAATGCCGCGCGTATCCCGGATCACTGAACTCCGCCAGGCAGGCCTCGAGACACTTGGCGAGCTCGCCGGGATCTGTTGGATCCGCAGCGGTCCGGATCGGATAGACCTCGCCGTCGCCCCACAACGCGGGAACCAGCGTACTACCGGCGACCGGCAGACCTGCCGCCAGCAGCTCGGCGGCGCCGAAGCAGAATGTCTCGGTGAGTGACGCACAGATCCCGGCGTGGCACTGCGCCAGGTTGGCCGGCGTGGGCTCGAGCTGGATCGTCTCCAGGCCGATCGCCTCGCAGTACTCGACGAGCTGGCCGCGCTTCGCCAGCGAGGGCGAGAGCGCCAGGCGCGCTCCGAACCGGCGCACCGCCTCGGCCGCGGCCCAGAGATTTTTGCCGGGCCTGGCCGGGCCGACAATCGCCACGGTCCGGACCTTGAACCTGGCAGGATCCGGCACCAGCGGGCGCACCGCCGGCCGGAACGGGTTGGGCAAGTGCACAACGCCCTCGAGGTCGGGCATGTGCTCGCTGGTCACCAGCAGGCGCCAGAGGTGGCCGCTTTTGAGCAGGTGCAGCGCCTCGAGGAATCGCTGCTGCTCCTCGGGACTGGTGTCCATCTGCGCCAGGTGGCTGCACCACCAGGTCGCGACCCGCACGCCCTTCTCGAGGCAGCTGCGGAGCACGCCCTGCTCGACGCTGCCGACCATGACGACCAGGTCGGACCCGGCGAGGCTGTCGCCGGCCCGGCCGAGCTGGGCGCCGGTGCAGGCGGCCAGCTGGCGGGCGGCCTCGCGGCTGCCAGGCCCGCCGCCCAGGACCAGGCGCACGCGCCGGCAGGCCGCCAGCTCGAGCGCCAGGCGCGCCACCCGGCCGGTCTCGTTGACGCACCAGCTGGGATCCGGCTCGGGCTTGAGCTTGAGGACCTGCGCGAAAGCGTCCGCCCACTCGTCGAGCGGCGCGCCCTTGGGGACGACCAGGCCGCCGCCGTTGCCCACAAACATCGGCAAGTGCCCGGCGTCACTGACCAGCAGCGGCACGCCAACCGCCCGCGCCTCCGCCGCACTGCGGCAGAAACTCTCGGCGGTCTGCGTGCCGACAAAGACAGCCTTGCAGCGCGCCAGGCACGCCGGCATATCGTCGAGCCACTCGAGCGTCGAGACGTTCTCGGGCAGGTCGGCCGGCAGGTCGCGCGGTGCCAGAATTAGGAACTTCTCCCGCGGAAAGCGTTTGGCCAGCGCCAGGAAGATCTCCGCGCCCTTGGCCTTCTGTCCGCTGGGCAGCAGGACAACCTTTTTCCCGCGGTACTTGGCGCGCCGCTTCGCCGCGGCGGTAAATAGCGCGGCGTCGATCGTCGGGCGGCAGATCACATCGGGCGGCCGGCCCAGCGCGCTTTGCACCACTTCGGCCGAAAAGCTGCTGTTGGCCATCACGCCGGCGGCGCCGGCCAGGACCCGGAGGCCGTGCTCGTAGATCTCCGACCGGTCGGCGAGCCGCGGGAGGTGCTCGCACTCCTCCGGCGAGCAGGTCGGCAGGATGTTGCGCCAGAACTGCACCAGGGCCAGCACCGGGATCCCCAGCTTGCCGGCGACCGGCGTCAAGGTCTCGAGCGCCTCGGCGCCACTGACCGCGACGTCCGGATCCAGCTCTCGCAGCAGGTCCTCGAGCGGCCCGTCGGGCTGCGGGAGGTGCCGCAGGCTCTTGAGGCACGCGAGCGAGACGTCGCCAGGATCCGCGACGACCGCCAGGTGCACGTCAAAGCCGGCCACGGCACAGCCGGCCAGGATAGCGGCCTTGGACATCTCGCCGCCGCCGCCCTGGGCGTCGATGCGCTCCAGGAAGGCCAGCAGGACCGGCCGCTCGCGGCGAGGTCGGCGGACGACCCTGGGCTCCGGCAGCCCGGCGACCGCCGCGGACACGGCAGCGCCGAGGGGAGACTCGCCGGCGGGTTCCTGCTCTACACGGCGGAACCCCTCGGCGAGCTTCTCCTCGGCAATGTAGGCCGGAAAGCACACTTCCCGGCCCGCCGAGTTGATCATGTAGACTGGACTGCGGTCTCTCTTGGCCATGTGGTCCCTCCCCAGGGCTTGGGAGGGGGCCAGGCCCTGGGGAGAACCTGGACCCCCTCCGAGCACGGTCGACAACCTCCGGCGGGTCACGCCACCGGCGCTGTCGGCCGGGACTGCTTACGCCGCGGCCGAGCGCTTGACCTCGATCACCCCGTCGCTCCGCAGGACCTTGGTCCCGTAGAGGATCTCGTAGGTGATCTGGCTGGCGCCCTTGTTGTGGTTATAGCTGCGGGTTACCAGCACCGAGAACCCGGTCGGGTTCCCCTCGTCGTCGGCGATGGACGCGATCGCGGCCATCACGTTGGGCTCGTCCGGCAGCTCCGGCAGTACCGGAGCGTAGACCAGGCAATCGTACTGCCAGGCCAGGTTGCTGTACCGGTTGGCCGAGGAGACCTCGGTCGAGTAGACCCGCGGATCCTTGACGACGTTGAACCCGAACACCTCACCGACCACGCCCTTCCGGAGCGCCTGCGTGTCGTTGCCGATCTTGGCGGCCTCGGTGAACTCGGAAATTGCCAGCACGTCCGGATATACCGCGGTGTGCAGGCAGACGAAGCGGTTATCCTCCGAGACCTCGGCGTTGTCCATCGCGGTCATCAGCGACTGGAAGTCCGCCTTGGCGAGGGCACCGTTGTCGAACGCACCGACCGAGCTGCCCGCGTTGGCATACTCGGCGAGGATGTCGGTGTCGGCCTTCTTGGCCAGGGCGATTCCGGCCTCCGCGCCAAACTGCTTCACGAGCTGCAGCTTGGAGAAGGTCTTGCTCTTGTTGCTGAGCCGGAATGACACTTCCTTGTGCTTGTTCACCGAGATCTGCACCTGCGTCGAGCTCGGCCGCTGGAAGGTGTAGTCATTGCCGTCGGTCTTGTCCTGGGCGGTGAAGCTACCCGGGACAAAGACGTTGATGGTATCGCCCTTCTCGCGGGTGGCTTCCGGATCCAGGTCCGAGGCCTTCTTGCAGAGCTCGAGGGCCTTGAGGTTCTCGGTGAGACTGAGCAGGGCTTCCATCGCGAGGATCTCGATGATGCCGTCACTTACGTCGGTTGCTCTGATTACGCCTGTCGCCATGATTCTTCCCTCTGGTGACCCTGCCTGGTGCGCCCGCGCGTGCTTTGCAGTCCCGGCGCGCTACTTGCCTGTATCCGCCTTCTTCCTCTGGGCAGCCTCGAAAACCTGCCCGCGGTTCTCCCGGTACTTGTCCAGGTCGACCGGCTTGCCGCTTTTGAGGGCAAACCCGTCCGGCGCGCCCTTGCCTCCCGGGTCGTCGTCCGGACCTGCCGCCGGAGGATCGCCGGCAAATGTCGGGTGCTTCTTGACGATTTCCGCGAAAGCACCCCGCTCCTCGCCGGGCTTGACGTCGCCGGGTAACAGCTTGACCGCTGCCTCGATCTCGTCGGACTTGACACCCGCAGCCAGGGCAGCTCTCTCGAGAGTGAGCTGCCGGACCTTCTCGTCGCCTTCTGCCTTCACCTTGGCGAGCTCCTCCTTGTGCTGCGCGGCGAGCTTCTCCTCGGCGGCCTTTTCGGCGGCGTTCTGGCCGGACTTGCGGAGCTGGTCCAACTCTCCCGTCAAGTCGTCCTCGTGCTTGCGGCGCTGCGCGTTCTCGCTGTTGAGCTTCGCTACCGTTTTTTTCAATTCGGACACGTCGCCCTCGAGCCTATCGTGCGCCGCTTGCGCCTCCTCCAGCTTCTCGAACTTAGGCACTGCCTATCTCCTTTCCCCCAGTGGAGGCGAGACCACCCCCGTCCGGATCCTGACCCTCACGCGGCGAGGGGCCAACCCCGGAGGGCCTCTCGCCCTCCGATCGCGACTCTACGGGAGTCGCGAGCTCGTAGAGAAACACGTTGCGCCGGTACCAGTCGGGGACGTCGTCGCATCCGAGCTCCGGCGCGATCGTAGAGCTGCTCGCCCATCATGCCACCAACCGGATCCCATTCTCGGATCGCCCGAATAGCTCCCGGCGCTCGCTGTCCGGCATTTTCCGGATATCCCGAAGCGAAAACACCGGGAGAGACTCGTCGGCATCGTGCTCGCGAGCAACCTGCGTATTAAAGGCGCCGGTGCGACCGTAGTCGCCCTCCTGCTGGTCGAGCCAGGCCGGCTTGACCGGTTGCCACAAATGGCGACATTTGGGATGGAAGCCGCGGCCAGCGTGCTCTCCCGCCCCCCAGCGGTCGCCCATAACGAGTTTCCAGTCTTCGGCGGGGAGCACGCGCCCGACGAAACTGCGGCAGACCTTCGAGGTCTTGGGAGTCACCGGTCCGACCATCCGGTAATGCACCAGGCCGGCGCGCTGCGCCTTCTGGTGTACCGCCTGCCTATAGACGCGCATCGTCTCGGTCCTGGCGATCACCTCGGCCCGCGCTGCCGGCGACAAGTTGCTCACCGGATCCAGGAGCCGCGACTCGACCAGCTCGTCGGCCATCTGCTTGGCACTCTGGCCGGCGGTGACCATCCGGGTCGTCTCCCGCTGGACCAGCTCGGCCGTCTCGCGGCCGAACCTGGTGAAGTATGTATCAAGCGCCTGGACCGCGGCCGCCAGGGCGTCGCGGTCGACCGGCACCGCCTGGACGCCGGCCAGGGCCAGCAGCGGCGCGGAGGTGCGCTCCGCCGCGCGGATCGCGGCCACGATCTCGCCGAAGGCCCAGCTCTGCGTATTGCCTGCGCCGGCCAACTGCCAGGCCATCTGTCTCGCGGTGCGGTGCAGCTCGGCGCGCAGCGCGGTGAGCTCCGCCGGCGTCGGGGATCCCAGCGCCACGCTCCGAGCCTGCTGGAGCATGACCTCGGCATGGCTGCGCACTATCGCCTGCGCCTGGACGCCGCCGGCCTGCAGGCTAGCGGCCTCGCGGGCCATCATTTCGGCGAGCTCGTCGAGCTGCTGCTCGTTGCTCAAGCTACACCGTCCTCACCGGGCTCGAGTATCGGCTGCGGGTTCTGCACCTCGCCCTCCCCGGGTGTCCCGCCCTCATTAAGGGCGCCGAGAATCGCGTCGGCCGTCTGCCTGGCCGCCGGAGTCGCCGGCGCAGCCGCCAGCGAGGACTCGACGCCGGCCGCGGCGTGCTCTCGGTTGTAAGCCAGGTTCGCGGCGTGCCGCGCCTTGGCCTCCTCCTCGGTGAGATCCGGGTCCTTGCGCATCAGCAGCTGCGGCACTGTCGCCTGGCCGGTCGCCAGCTCGTGCGTCTCGACCTGGACCTCCTCGGACGCCGCCAGCACGCGCGCGGGCTCGCGGTAGTTGATCCGGATCTCCGGCATGTCGGTCGGCAGCGGCTTATTGAGCCGGCCGGCCTTGACGATGCGGGCCATTGCCGCGAGCTGGCGCTCCTCGGCCAGCGCGGTCGGGCGGTTGCGCTTGCGCTCGTCACGGATATCGGTCTGCTTGGCGGTGATGGCCAGGCCGCTCTCGCGGTTGATGCCCAGGCGATAGGTCCCGGCCGGGACATCGTTGGCCATGCACAGCACATCAAGCAGATTGTTGATCACCTCCATTACGCCTTTGGCGTCGCTGGCCGGTTCAAGGATCTTGAGGTCGACGTCGCCCTCGAGGCTCGGGTCCTCGTAGATCGTGACGATCGTGTCCGGCCCCAGCTCGGGCTGCCAGTTTTCGGGCGCGTTCTTGGCGACCAGCTGCCCGTGACTCTGGCACTTTACCAGCCAGAGCATCGAGCTGAGCATGACGTTTATTTCCTGGTTGTCGTCGACGATGTTATCGCCCTCGCCGCGGCCCCAGAAATTGCGCAGGTAGCTCGGAGAGTGCCGCAGGCATACCAGCGGGATCCGCCGGAAGGGATGATCCTTTTCGTCGACGACCTTGTCCCCCTCGTAGCGCCAGTACTTCTCGGCGCTCCAGGCCTGCGTGACAGTGATACTCTTGCCGTCGCCCGTGACTCCGCCGGAGATCAGGCAGACAGCCAGCGGGATCTCCGGGTCATACGGATCCAGCATCACCTCGACCTGATTGGGCGTATAGGTGCGCAGCACAAAATGCCCTTCCTTGGGCAGCGCAAACAGCCAGGACGACAGCCGCTTCCACCAGGCGCGCTTGGGCGTGACATAGTCCGGGAACGCGAACACGGTACCGCATAGGCGACGCGCCGGCCGGATCTCGCGGAGGCGCTCGCTGATCCCGACCTGCTCCCAGAATTGCCGGACGTCCTGGTCGGCGGTCTCGCGGACCGGATCCTCGGCGTAGAGCGTTTCCTTGAGGTCGATGATGCGGCGCGTGACGTTGAAAGTAAACTTGGGACGCGCGTTAAAGTGACCGGTGTCCTCGTGCGGGTTCTTGGGTATGTGCTTGACCTGGTCGCCCTCGTAGTACTCGAGCCACTTCTTGGCGCTGGAGCGCCGCGCGGACTCGCCGAGGACGTTGGTCTTGATGAACTTGGTGAGATCCTCAGTACTGACTGACACTGGCATCCTCGCGGATGCACGCGGCAGCGGTTCCCCGGGCTGGCTGAGTGTTTTTCGGACTGAAACAGCGTAAGTTGCACGTAAAATCACCGAATCGCGCGGGAATTCCATTTCCGGCGCTTGCCGGTGCGCCGGCCGGTTGCGCAATCGTGTGATAATCCAGCGGATACGTCGGCCAGGTCGTCGGTCTCGCCCCGCCCTGGCGGGTGGCCGATCGAAACCTGGCCGCTCTTGGTCGTCCGCTGCTGCAGGCGGAGCAGCTCGCGGCGCAGGATCGGGTGCTCGGCCGCCTCAAAGTGCCCGCTGCGCATTTGACTCGTCAAGGTTGAGTAAATCGTCTTTTTGTAGCCCTGGCTCCAGGGCTCGACGTCGACCGGGATCCCCCTGGCCCTCGCCGCCTGCGCCAGGACCTCGCCGGCATACTGGTCGATTCGCCACTTGCGCACCCTGTATTGCTTGTGCAGGGCCTCCCAGCGGTCCAGCACCTTCTCGACGCTGATCGCTCCCTTTTTCGGCGGCTCGATCGCCTCGAGGGCGTCGATGCGGGTCGTCTCGCCCTCGGCGTGACCGACCCCGAGGCCGAAGTTGTCCCCCACGAATGCCGGATCCACCCGGCCCCAATAGACCACTCCGGGGATCGGCAGCAGCGGCCCGCGGTCGACTAGCGCGCGGTTGATCTGCTCGACGGTAAATAGGCCCTCGACCTGCTCGGCGAACTCGCTGCCGTACTCCATCGAGAAGCCCAGCGGGTCGCGCTCCTGCTCCTGGCGCATTACATCCCAATTCCAATTGGGGTTGGCGACCCAGCTGGGACAGAGGATAGTGAGCTGCCAGTCGATGCGCTGCTCGGCCTTGCTTACCGCCTCGAAAAACTGCCCTTCCTTGGCCCGAACGCTCGAGATCATAGACACCTGGCTCACTCCCCGGTTGGTCAGGTTGAGCGTCACTGGTTGCAGGTTCCGCATCACCTCCAGATCGCCGCGGGGGGACGAGGTCTCCAGCGAGTACTTCGCGATCTCGTCATATGTCGGGCTCGCGCCCTCGTATCCCAGCACGGCCGTCGAGGTGCAGGGAAAAGCCCGCAGAATTGTGCGGTTCTTAAATACGATCTGATCCCGATTGGTGACCTCTCGACCGTGCCGGACCTTGTAATCGTCCCATACAATCTGGGCGCGGAGCGCCTTTGATTGCTTGAGCTCGCGCAGCGCGGTCGCCACAAACACGTCGCGCGCGATGCCTTGACTGGTCGCCACGATCGGCAGGATACAATGCTCGCTTGCGGGCACGTACTGCGCCGGGTTGTGCTCGATCGCCTCGTAGGCCTTGGCCGCGCGCGTGATTCGCGTCTTGCCGCCCCGCCGGCCGATCGCCAGGACCAGCTGAGTATACCAGCGCGGCCGGTAGGGGATCCCCCTGGGCAAAACAATCTCTTTCCACAAGGGCAGCAGGCGCTCGGGCATCTCCAGGCCGAACTGCGCCCGCAGGATCACCTCCTGGACCGGCCAGGGCCGGAAGTTGAGCAGGCGAGGATCCTCGCAGAACTTGATAACATCCAGGCGGGGAGCCGGGCGAACCATCAGCGCACCCGCCTCTCCCGGAGCCAGGCGGCCAGGATCGCCAGGTAGCCGATCGCGCCCAGCAGGTCGCGGTCGGCGCGCGCGAAGATCTCATCCAGCTCATTGCGCTTTGCGATCGCCGGCTGCACCTCGAGCAGGCCGAGCGCCTCCTCGACCTTCTTGGCGGCCTGGCCGGCAGCGTAACCCGGCCCGAACAGGTCCAGGATCTTCGGCGTGGCCTGCTCCTCGAAACGCCGGCCGCGGCCGTGCCGCTGCTCGCCCTTGCCCTGCAGGACCTGGTCCCGGGCCTCCTGGAGCACCAGCTCGACCGTCCCCTCCATCGTGCTCTTTACGCAAGGTCTCCGACTCACTTGGCATCCTCCTCCTGGTCGTCCGCCGACTGCTCGCCGGCGATCTCCTCGTAATCGGCCTCTTTGGCATTCTCGTCGGGCTTGAATGTGCCGAGCATCTTGCGGGCCTTGGGACTCAAGCCCAGCTGCTCGCTGAGCGCTGCGAGGGCCTTGGTGTACCCGGCCTTGAGCTTGAGCAGCGGGTGTACGTCGTGCAAAACGCAGGGCACCTCGTAGGCCTCGCCGGGCTTCTTGGGCTCCTTGGCCTGCACGCCCTTGTATGTGAGCAGCGGCCCGTCGATCCCGACCGCGCGGTCGATGAGGGCCAGGACCATCGTCGTCTTGACGTACTCGATCACGAGGGGACTATCGGCGTCCTTGATCCAGCTCTCGCGCGTTACCGCCTGGACGACCGCCTCCATCTGCTGGCTCATCACCGGACAGCTCAAGTGCTCGATGTGGTAGCTGTCGCACTCCTCGCCCAGCGGGCACTGCTGGCAGCCGGGCAACATGCCGCTCCGGAGGAATGCGTACACCCCGTGCTTTGTGGCCCCCAGGGCGCACTGCTCGCGGCCGGCCGGCGTCATATCGTGCGTACCGCCCTTGTCCGAGCGCGGCTTGCGGGCGCTCACAGCCGGGCCCCCAGGGCGCGGCCTTCCGGCGCGTTTTTCGCGCGCGTTTTTCCGATCGCTGAAATCTCACGCACAAAAGGCCGGGAGTGCACGCGCGCAGCCAGGCAGCGCTGGGGGTCTGGCCCCAACGTCCGATAATCAACGGTATGTTGCGTTGCATCCAACCCGCAAGCGCCTGCCAGCTGGTTGGATGCGGTATTCGGGCGCGTTATATCGACCGCCCCGAACCACCGAACCACAACCCCTTGTACTAAACCCTTCCCCCACCGACCAACCCCACACGCACACCCAGGCCTCGCCCTCTCCAGGACACCTCCCGACCAACACCAACCCCCGCGAAGCAGGACATCGTCCAGCTTCGCAGGGACTCTCTCTCTAAGAGAGAGAGAAGGCCCACGCGATCGCCGCCCTAGCGCGCGTTTTTCCGGCCGGCGATTCCGCCGGTCAAGCGCGACACGATTCTCCCCTACGTACAGGACCACAGATCTACCCTCCTTATCCGCTCTCGGACTCAGCTGCAGCGCTAGGCCTACTGTCCTGCGGTGTATCCTCGCCGGCGAACAGGCCCGCAGAATCGTCGCCCGGCTTGGCCTCTGGTGCGTTGAGGACCTCGACGATCACCGAGCTCGTCATTCCGCCGGCGACGGCCCTCTTGACCTGGCGCTTGCGGATCATCCCCTGCTGCACCAGCGCCCACATCCAGCGCCCGACCGTGTCATTGTGCACCCCGCCGCATAGCGCGGCCAGGCGGCTGTACCCGCCCTTGTACTCGCCGACGACGTCGCCCTTGGCCCGCCGGCAGCGCCTGGTGAGCTTGAGCAGGACGACGTAGAGCTTGGCCGACTTGCCCGGCAGCCGCCCGTATCCCCCGTGCTCTATCCAGCGCTTGAGCAGATCCCACCAACCGCGGACCGGCCCGGGCTTGCGCTTGCCCTTGACCGACTTGGTACGGTCGGCGGACGACCGCGCAGGCCTCGAGGCCCTGGCCGCGGCCTCTGCCGCTCTCCTGGCCTTGTAGGCCGCGATCTGCTCCTCTGCCTTGCCCATATCAGTCCTCCTCCCCCTGGATCCCCTCCGCCGCGGCCTGGTCGATCAGCTTGTGCCCGTACTGCTGGGCATTGCCGAGCACGAACTTCTGCAACGCCCCGTTGAAGGTCACGCCGACCCGGCCAGGCCTCGATAGCCGGTTCTTGACGAGGACGAGATTGAGCTCGACGATCGACTCAATCTCTCCCGATTTCCAGCGCTGCCACTCGTCCTTGGTGTACTCGAGGTTGAGGCAGCGGTCCGCGGAGTACTCAATATCACCGGTCTCCTTGTAGGCGCCGAGGCCCCGCCCTGGTTGGTACGGGTTGCGCGCGTCGCCGCGGTTATGGCTGGCCAGCAGCAGGATCGGCATCCGCCGGAACTCCTCGCGGATATCCATCATGCCCCGGGCCACCGCATCGATCCGGTCCTTGGCCATTTGGAAATCCTTGTCCGGCTTGAGCAGCTGCAGGTAGTCGACGACCAATAAGCCGGGCTGTTGCTCCCGCACCGCCCTGCGGATCTCCGAGACGCGCAAGTCGGTCGAGAAGGCCACGCGCCGCAGTCGCTCCCCGACCGTTGTCAATGAGTGATGGAAGGCGATTTTGTCGGCCTCGGAAAACGCGCCAGAGAGCACCCTGGCCTGGTCCATCTCGGCCTGCCGGCAGGCGCAGCTGAGATAGAGGTCCGCCGCGGACATCTCGCCCGAGACGTAAAGGACCTGGAGCTCCGGCCGATCATCCAGGCAGGCCTCGACCAGCTGCATCGCAAACGTCGTCTTGCCAACCCCCGGAGGCCCGCCCAGGACGTACATGCCCGGCCAGAACGCTCCCGCCGGCAACAGCTCGAGCAGGGCCTCGAAGCCCGTCGGGTGCATCAGATCCTTACGCCGGCCCTCCAGGAGCTCCTCGAGCTCGGCGTAGGCGTCGCTCATCCGCCGGCGCCCCCCGACGTCGCGATCGCGCTCCAGGTCCTGGACCAGGTCCCGCAGCCCGTCGAGGATCTCAGAGGTTGACACCCCTTCCTCGAAGCTCCTGCGGGCGACGGCGGTCGCCGCCTGGATCGCCCGCCGGCGCAGCGCCCGGTCCCGCACCCGGTCGCAGTACTGCTCGACGTGCGCCGTCGTCGCGACTCCGGACATCAGCTGCGCCAAGTACCAGACCCCGCCGACCTCCTCGAGGTTGCCGGCTTCCTGGAGCCGCACGCGCAGCAGGCCGACGTCGATCGCGGCCCCTTCCAGGTGCATCGCCAGCAGCGCGGAATAGATCTTCTGGTGTGCGCTCCGGTAGAAATCCGGCGGCGCCAGCTGCCGGCAGACCGTCTCCCGGGCCTCGGGCTCGACCAGGCAGCATCCCAGGATCTGGGACTCGAGATCTACATCCTGCGGCGGCAGCTGCTCTACATTCTCCATCGAGTACCGTAGGCCTCTCTATATTGCGCCCGGTTACGGCGCCGCCATACCAGGCGGTACCAGATCCGGTCGACGACGATCAGCACCAGCTGCCAGGGCCAGATCATGCTCCGCCCTTCTCGCGCTCCGGCTCTATGAGCTCCACATCGCCCGGCTCGGCCTGGGCCTCCAGGGCCTTGGCAATCTGCGTCAAAGCCAGGGCAATGCAGATCAGGCTCACCGTCCCGCCCAGCATCAGGAATCAGAAGACCACCTTCGCCGGATGGGCTATCGGTAGCCACCGGCTCGGATCACGCGGGTCACGGATGCCCCCGTGCTCGCAGGCCATGTCGAACAGCAGTTTGGTCAACCGCACATCGTTCAGGCAGTAGTCGGCTACCGCCCCGATGTTCCCCCGCTGCCAGTCCACGGGTGCCATCGCCCCGTGCCCGCTCTTGTTGGTCCCGAAGTTGGCTTCGCAGCAGGCGTCCAGGCTGAACCCCATGTACGCAGGCCCACCCCACTTCGGACCCAGACCCGCCCCCTGCCATACCTGGCTCAGCAGATCGTAGGACCGCTCGTCAGACACCTCCAGGCCGTTGGCCCTGCACAACGGGTTGTCGAACCCCAGGCTGTTGAACCCGACGATGCACCGCCGATTGTTCACCAGCTCCCGGAATACCGCGAAGTTGTCCTTGCAGAAGACGCGGTATCGGTCCTCAACGTAGTCGAATGCGCCGATCAGGCTTATGCCCATGCCCTCGAAGTCCCGCCAGCCATCGCAATACAGGATGTCTGGAAAGCGTTCTTCGCCATTCTTCGCAATCGCCTTCTCGATCTCGCAGTCGTAGATCACAGTGCTATGCATTTCCGATTCCTCTCTCCCGGCGCTTGCTAGAATCCTCCTCGTTGGCAGCTTGCGCAGTTCCTCAATCTCCGCCCTCGCCTCGGCAAGCTTCTTCTCGGCGGCTTCGGTGAGCTTCCGTTCGTCGTGCATATCACGGCAGTAGATTGAGCAGTACCCGTCGATACGGAACTCTTCATTCTTGCACCACGGAGCAGCGCACTTGCGCTCATTGCCCTCTCTGTCTTTCACTTCCCACCCCTCCATTTTCGCCACGCCTCTCGTCGCACGTGCTCCGCGTGCTCCTCGTCCGGCAGCGGCCAGAGCAGTTTCGCAAGGCCGCCAAGACAGCCTAAGATGATGAGCACTCCGCAGGCGTAGAGGATGATCACGAGTCACCGTCCTTCTGTCAGTATCCAGTATGCCACGTGCTGCACGTACTGGCACAGAAGGCGATCGGGTATTCGATAAAGACCACCCCAACCATAGCGAAGGCCGGGTACGAACTCACTAACTGCAGGTGTCCACTCCAAGGTCGGCAAAACAGCGCGGGCCATGAGAGCCGCGTTATCTAGAGTAACGTCGATTTTGATTGTACGCACTTGACTTCTCCACTCTAAAGGTCGCCCACTCTCCAGTCGCCATCCACAAGTGCCTGCCGCAAGCACATCGGTACAGTCCAACTGCCTCCCCGGAAACGATATCTCGAAAGCGAAGGCGTTCAACACGCATCATCGGCCAATGTAAGCCTAGACGACACATCAACCGGCGTAGCATCACTCACCGTCCTTGCGCTCGGCCTTGTACTCAAGTCCCGCCTCTTTTGGGTGTAGCGGCACTGGGCGGCGCTCCCCGTCAAAGAGCACATACACATAAGCACTCGCGCTCGTGATTGTGCCGTGGCGTACCCCGCTTCTAGTTTTCCATGTAACCCTACCGCCTCGTTTGGCAGGAACCCCGTAATACTTCCGAATATAGGCCATGCTCACCCTTCATCCCCGTCCCCGCGCTCGGCAATCGTGGCCTCCAAGGCGGCGCGGGCTCTATCTCCCCGATCCGTGCGCCACACGCTGCCCATTGGAGTCACAGCCCCAGTTGGCAACTTAGCGGCATCTGGAGCTCCCGGCCTGCCGTCCCTGTAGTTGTCCCGGTCTGCATACCACTCCAGCGCCTTCCGGCACTGCGCCAGCTCCTTGACTTCCTGCTGCAGGGAGGCAAGTCCGACTTCTCCACCCCAGTTGTTACGCTCGATGCTCTCGGCTGCAGAGGCGGCCACGGCCGAGACTTGGACGAGCTCTTCATGGCACTGAAGGAAGTCGCCCTCGATGATCGCCTTGGCCGCCTCCCCAAACTCCTCGGCCAGGATCGTCAGCCACCAAGACGGATGATGATCCTGCTGGCCCCACTTCTTGACCTGCCGCTTGCGCTCGGCCTGGACGTTTGCAAGTATGCCGTTCATGCCCGCTTCCTTTCGTAGAAAAGGCACTCCCTGGTCTTGGGGAGCCAACCCTTGCCCTTGCGCCACTCGAACCGCCAGCCCCGATACAACATCCGATGAATGCGGCGATGCACCCCAGATCCCTCCGCTCATTGAGCGACAGCCTGGCCACCACCTACACACCTCCCTCGACCGCCCGCTGGCGGATCTGGCTGATTAACTGACTGACCCGGGTGCCGGCGATCCCCAGGACCTCGCCGGCGGCCTGGCGATCGCCGTCGCACAGGCACAGCACGCATAGCAGCTCGTGCTGCTGCGGAGTCAACCCGCAGCGGAACAGCCGCCGACAGCGCTCGACCGCGCCGGTGTCTCCCTCCTGGACCGCGACGGGATCCGCCCAATGCCCGGCCCGCTCGCGCATCTCCTCGAGGCTGCGCATCGTCGGCCGCGCCTGGCGCCCGCGCCCGGCCGCCTTGCGGATCGCGTCGACGATCCGCCGCTTTGTGATGAGGTAGAGCAGCGTTGGGAATGAGCAGCGCTTATCATAGCGCTCGAGCGCCGCCAGCAGTGCCTCCTGGCCGATCGCCTCGCAGTCGATCGGCGTCGGGTCCGGCGCCAGCGAGGCGGCGATACACTTCGCCAGGTTGCACGAGGCCGCCAGGTACCGGGCGGCCAGCTGCTCCCGCTCAGCCGACCTTGGGCGGCGAGATCGCGAACTGGTAGACGACGAGCTCGGCGGCGAGGGTTTGGTTGCCATTATCATCGCACCTCTCCTGCTGCTTTAGCCTGCCCTCGACGATGTAGATCCGCTGGCCCTTCTCGAGCCTCGCGGCCTCCATCTGCCGCGCCGTCCTCCCCCAGGCTACGCAGTTCATCCAGACCGTTTCCTTGATGTCTCGGCCGCCGGACTTGTACCGATGGTTGAACGCGGCCCGGAAGTAGGCCCGATGGTTGACCTGCCCTCCCTCCTGGCCGCGGCTGGTTGTGATCTGGGGATCAGCCCCCAAATTGCACCATCCGGTGCATCTCATCAGTAGACCTCCTCGGTTCCGCGGATAAGGCCTTGCTCCTGGTCGACGCACCAGGCCCGAGCCGCTCCAAGCAACCACAAGTGTCCGCCATAGCAGCGGCTCCGGGATTCCTCGCCGTCGCGGATGATCACCAGGTAATCAGCCCCGCTCCGGTTCAAAATGCGCGACACCTTGCCGACGAGCTGCTCTGCCGACTCCTCTGGCCTCGCGGGTTCCGGTCGGCGTGACCAGGACATCGGGCACCCTCACCCGATCCCGCGCAAACGCTTGCTATACTTGTCCGCTGTCGCTTTCGGTGCGTTGCGCTGCTCCTCGCAGGCCTTGTACCAGCTTTCGATCTCTGAGAACACGCATACACAAGGGATCACCTTGCTGTTATCGTAGTAACCCAGGAAGCCCTTGCCGGCGCAGGCCCTGCAGTCGGAAGGCGGGCGCCGGTCGATCGGCATCAATTCGCGAGCCGCAACAGCCTCCCCGAAATCCTTGCCAAGAGCCTTCAGCAGTCTCTGCTTCTCATCGTCCCCGTAGATTTCACCCGTCCGCGTATCCATCAGCTGGATCCTCCTCTCTCCGCTGCGCCCGCCCCTTGATCAGCTTGACCCAGACAGCGCGCATCCTGGCCGTCTCCCATTCCGCCAGATCCCGAGGCACCGGGTATCCCATGTTGCGGAATGCGTTGCGCAGCCGGCGCCGGAGCACCCGCTCCGACCGCGGGAACGCATCGGGAGGCAGGTCCAGCGCGCCGGTCTTCACTGTCGCCCGCCGACCTACTTCTTGAGCCTAAGCTTGGCCTTCCTGGCCCTGGGCTTGGGCTTGGGCGGCGCCTTGGCCTTGCCGCCCAGCTCGCGGATCAAGCTGCCGATGCCCTTTGGCGTTGCGTCCCATCCCCGCGTGGCGCGCGATATCGCCCGATAGACGACCAGCGTCTTGATCCGCTTCTCGACGCTCCAATTCTTCGGCCAGCGCCCGCTTTCCAGGTCCGCGGTCTTGAGCTTCAAACGCGCCAGGAAGCGCGCCTCCGGACTCTTCTTTTCCTGGTAGCCCAGGAATGCCTTGCCTATCGCCTTCCAGTCGTTGGGCGTCAACGCTCGATCCAGCGCTGCCGCGCCAACCGCGGGCAGTTGATCCGAGAGCTCCCGGATCTGCGCCTGGCGTTTCTTCTCCCTCTCGGCCTCGCGCTGCCGATTGAGCTCGCCGACCTCGTCCGCGTTCTTGGCTGCCTTGATGTACTTGGCCGGGTCCTTGCACTTGCTCCCAGGACAGTTTTGCGCTCCGCACCCGCCGCGCAAATGCACCCCCCGCCAATCCACTTCCAACCATCGCGAGGCGTGCGAGCATTGCCGGCAGTACTTCGATCGCCCGTTGTACTCGTTGTGCCAGGGCTCCCTGCCCTCCTGGCCAAACTGCTTTGCGCGCAGCTTGGTGTGCTCCGGGTTCCGCGCCTTGTAATCCTGCACCAGTTGGCGGGCCTTCATCGCCCGGCACTCGCCATCGGGACAAAGCGCGACCGTCTTGCAGCTGCTTTTGCGCGCCCGGCACTTAATCGGCGCCGGGCCAAACCCGTTCCAGGACCAGGGACAACCGGACTCCCATCCCGAGACCTTGCACCCCGCGACGACCTTCTCGCACGTTGCGCAGGTGCTCAGCGGGTGCCCCGAACCGAGCTTGGCCTTGAGCTTGGTGAAGTCGGGCAGCCGGAGGTAGACCTTGCGCCGCGTGAGCACTTCCCGGAGCTCGCCTGGCGTCAGCTGCTCGGCGGCGGCCTTCTGGGCGAGCTCAGTCTGCCGGCGCTCGCCGAGCCCGACCAGGGCCTGCGCGTGCGTGATCGTGATCTTGTCGCGCTTGACCAGGTCGAGCACCGGCGCCGGCATCCCCGCCAGGCGGCGCCGATCGTTGACGTAGGTCTTGGACCTGCCGAATTCCTTGCAGAGGTCCTCGACCTTCATCCCGGCGCCGAGCAGCTGCTCGTAGATCTCCCCCTCCTCCAGCGGCGTCAGGTCCTCGCGGCCCAGGTTCTCGCTGGCCTGGATCCGGAGCCGGTCCAGCTCGCTCAGAGCACCCTGGTCCAGGCACGGCACCTTGGCCAGGCCGGCCAGCTTCGCAGCGCGCCAGCGCCGCTCCCCGGCGACGATCTCGAGACTGCCGTTGCCCTTCACCTTCTGCACGATCAACGGCTCGAGCACCCCGTGCGCCTTGATCTGCGCCGCGAGCTGCTCGAGTCGCTCCGGGTCGAAATGCTTTCGGACGTTCTTGCTCCGCAATCGCTTGACATCAACCTGCAGCACTTGAGTCACCAACCTACACCTCCCTGCGGTCCTGCCGGGCCGGCGGCGCCAGGCCGATCTTCTTTCGGCCCTCCCCGATCGGCAGCTCCGCGTATCTGCTCCAGTGCCGGTTGCAGAGGAACGTCCCCAGGACGACTATGCCATCGCCGTCGTCCCTCTGCCGGCACCGCGGCCAGGCGCAGCGCCGTGCCTTCTCAGCCATAAGCCTCCTCCTCCTGCTCGTAGACCTCAGCCTCCCGCTCGTAGTAGCTGGGCGCCCACTGGTTGACCGATTTCTCCCAGCGCAGATTGTCGAGCCGGTTATCGTCGCGGATCTCGTTGATGTGATGCGCGTGGCTCTCGCTCGACGGCGCCGGCCCCACAAAGGCGAGCAGCCTGGCCAGCTCGTCGCGCAGCTCCTGGATCTCCGCGGAGCTCACGAGGCCGCCCCCGCTGCGATCGGCGGACGACCTCGCCGGCCTCGAGGTACTGCTGCAGCCGCGGCCGCAGCGTTGCCGGCAAGCGCCCGATGCGGTCCAACCAATCCAGGACGTCGGCCAGGTGTAGCACCCGGCTGCCCAGCCGGCGCTTGCGCAGGCCGAGCCGGCCGCCGGTCACCCGGTGCTGCCAGACGTGCGAGCGGACCGTTCCCTCGGCGAGCCGCGCCAGCTGCGCGACCTGCCTGGTCGTCAAGGTCTCGGATAGCATCTCTGTCACCAGCTCACCTCCGGACAGCCGCCGACCAACCAGGCGGCCACGAGCGCCAGGGCCACAACCAGGGCCAGGCCCAGGACGCTCCCGGCGACAACCATCGACGCGACGCAGACCTCGCCGGCCAGGTCGCGCGGCGCCTTGACCTGGTGCACGATCGAGGCCTCGACCGCGCGGCAGTGCTGGCACTGCTCACCGAATAGCCGCGCCTCCCTCTCGGTCAGTCGGCCGCCGCACTGCCGGCAGGTCAAGCCCGGCCCTCCGCCACGGCGCGCAGCCGGTCGGCCACGATCATCAAGTGCTGGGCGTCGAGCAGCAGGCGCAGGCGCGCCTCCCCGGTCAGCTTCGCCGGCGCGCCCCGCCTGGGCGCCAGCGAGTCGATCCGCAGCGCCGCCATCCGCAGCAGGTCGCAGGCCCAGGGCAGAATGGTCTCGGCGGTGCCGACCGAGTACTCCGGCGGAGCGTCGCCGCGAGCGTCATGCACAAAGGTCGCCACGGCCTGCAACCTCAAGGCGATATCCGCGACGTCCTGCGGGCTGGTCGTCGTAACCTTTACCTCCGAGTCACGGTAAGCCAGATAGGCCCGATGTAGCTCCTGGAGCTGGACGCCGCCGGGCTGCGGCCGGGCCTGGTCGGCCAGGTCCTCCTCCTCGTTGGTCCCGATCGTGCCGCCGCTCCCTGCCTCTGCCTCTGGATATGGTTGCAGCTGCTGCTGCATCGTAGTCTGGTCCATTTGCTGCCTCCCCAGGTAATGAGGCGAGCCCAGCTCGACGCTGAGCTCGCCCCGGTCAGCCGGGCAGCGCCCAGGCGCGCCGCCAATCGCGCCAGGTGCCCCCGAAACAGATACGCCCCTGCAGGCCGGCGCCGGCCAGCCCAGGAACCCCGTCAACCCCGTGCGGGCCACCGGACCCCGGGAGGCGCCGACCTGCAAGGGCTCCCCAGTCAAGTGCACCGCAACAGTGCGCGGGTGCACCATTTACACCTCGATTTAGTGCGTTATGCCCCGCCAGCGCGCGAAAGCATACCCCAATATCATATACTCGTGTGTAATATATGTTATGTTGCGTTGGCAAGGATGGAAGTGCTGGCTTGTATAGCGCTCGGCCGTCCGATAGGCAGGCGAGCCCGGCAAGGCGTGGCCACCCCTTCCCGCAGCGGGCGAGAGGTGCGCGTTGCGCGCAATTATGGCGACCACGCCCCACCGAGACCGCCCTGCCGTTGCTGTATGCCTTGATCATCTCTTGTCCTCTCGCCCGCTGGGAGTATATTACCGGCGCGACCGATCCCGTCAATCCCTATTTTTGCGAAAATGACAAGCCGCCTTATTGCGCCGGTTACGCAGGGCCCTGGGAGGCGAGGGTCCAGAGTGTCGCGGCGGCCCCCGATCGTCGCTCCTGGGCGACTACAGCGGCGCCAGGAGGCAGCCAGCAGACCGCCCGGGCCATTACGCCGGCGGGTGATTCCTGTAATCGGTTGGCCAGGCCGCGGGCATCGTGTATACTGTTTGCGGCAGGACCTGGGGAGAGGGAATGGACAAGCACCTCGAGGAACAGTGCGAGATCCAGATCGACCTGCAGCGCAAGCTGCTGGTCGAAACGATCCACACCCGCCACACTCTCACCGCGATCCTGTTGGTGCTGGTCGCGCTGGTCGCGATCGTGATCTCAGGGCTGCGAGGCTGCGGCGCGGTCGACGTGCGACCGGACCGGCCGGACTCCTCGCGTATTCGACAAGGAGGCGATCGATGAGACGAGCAGGAATGATACTGGCGGCAGCGCTGGCCGCCGCGGTGCTGATCTGCGCCGCCGGCGCCGGCGAGCAGGCCCGCAAGGTTTCGGTCGAGGCGGTGCGCGTCAAGTGCGCCGACTGCGGCGGCCTGGGTTACCGGACCTGGAAACGCGGCAAGACCACCTCCCGACGCTGGTGCCCGACCTGCCTGGGACACGGTCACCGGTTGACGGTCAAGGGCCAGCCGCTGCCGCAGAAGCCGACCCCGGGATATAACGCCTGGCGACTCGGGCAGCAGCTGGCCCGCACCGAGCTCGAGATCGGGCGCTACCGCAAGCTGCTCAAGAGCGCCGAGGCCCAAGCCGCGGAGCTCCGCGAGCAGATCGCGAAGCTCGAGGAGCAGCAGAAGCAACTCGACGAGGCCACCGCCGAGAAATAGCCCCGCCCTTCCTACCCCACACACGTCAAGAGGCCGGCCCAGGTAGAGGCCGGCCTCTTGCCCATTCACGAATGCCGGACCGCCCGGCACCCGGTTCCCATCATTGCGGTCGGCGGACGACCTACTTGGCCGGCGCCATCGCCTCCATCGTATCGATGCACCACCAACCCGCACCGATCTCGTCTGCTACCCCGGGCACCAGCTGGCCCTTGCCGTCGTATGCCCAGACCTTGACGTTGCGCAGCGGCTCACGCAGCCGGACCGGATCGCCTGGCTTCACAATCACGACGCGCGTGCCGCAGCCTGCGCAGCAGACGCTCGCGAGCAGTAGCAGGAGCAGCGCTGTCTTCGATCGTGTCACTGGTCCACCTCCCCAGGTTGGGCAGCAGGGCCTCGAGGATCGCCCGCACTACCTGCCCGATGATTTCAGCCAGCATCGGCCGGCGGGTCCGGCAGCTTGGCGGCAGCGTCGGCTTCCTTGAGCCGGGTGCGGCTGGTAGTGTAACCCAGCGCCGACAGCACCTTGGCCACCAGTGCCAGGCCGGCGAGGGCGATGCCGCCCCAGATCGCGGCCTTGCTGTCGATCGGGAACTTTTCCACGATCCCCGGCAGCGCAACCAGCAGCGAGCCGACAACGATCGCCGCCTTGGCCAACCAGTCGACCTGCTTGACGACCTGGAATTCCGTTGTGTCCTTTCCTTCTTTTGCCATTGTGACCCTCCTTCCTTGCCCAGCGGGCGCTTGAGTGCGTTACTCGGCTTCAGCCAAGGCAGCCGTGAATGCCTCCTGTAACTCTTGGATCTTCTTGCGGCGTGCTCTGAGCGCCACCAGACGCGGGTCATCGCTCAACGGGTGTTGGCCAGTCTCGGCGGTGATCTCGGCGCGGGTGGCCTTCAGCGCCGCCTGAGTGTCGGCCATCGCCTGCTGTACCCGCTGCTGCGCCTCGCGTTCGGCCCGTATGCGTTCGGCCTCCATGCGCTTGACCTCGTTTGCGCGGTGGACAAACTCGACCGCCGCCGACTCCAAGGCCGCGAACAGGTCGGGATGCAACGCTTCAGCCGGAACGCTCACGGGCGGCAAGGCGGCGATTAGTTCGCCATCGGCATCGTAGTGCCCGAGGGTCAAAGACACGTGACCGGCCAGCCCTATCTTGCGGGGCACTCGTGGCGTGGCTTGTTCGTTTTCCGGTAAGTCTTTCACTCTATCCTCCTATCCTCCGTTACTACAAGTAGGACCAGTCCCCATGCAGGTATGCGGTGTACGTGCCGCTAGTAGCATCAACTTTGTACTCAGCGACCCCATCCACGCACGGGACGACAATGCCTCCGTAGCTATCCAGTGCGCCGGAACCGCCGCTAGATGTGCCCATATCCTTGCGCCAGTACACCGAGGCACCAGAGCCGATCACCTGTAGGATCACCGCTTTGATGTCCTCGTTGCCGAAATCCAAGTCGTGCCATTCCCCATCTACGGTCAGGGCATGGCTGGTGGCGTTCACTGGCGTGAAAAACAAACCGCCGCCGGCTGCAGGCGTCTCCCATGTCATCACGCCACCCGACGTGGACTGTAAAAACTTATCGGAGGCGGGCAGCGCGGAAGGAAGTGTATAGCTGCAATTCCCGGAAAGACCGGGAACCACCACGTTGATATAGTTTCCACCACTGCTTGGCTCATAGAGCCGATAATGCCCACCGTCGGCCGAGAACCCGAGCACCCCGTCGGCAGGGCTGTAGGCGAAGATGCCCGAGTCGCGGAACTGAAGTTGTTTGTCGGTGGCGAGTTGCCCACCAAGCAGTAGCTCTAGAATTCCATCCTTGTTGAACGCGGCGACCTTTTGCGTCCCTCCACTGTCCGATGCGGTGTAGAACTGCAATTCCGCCGGTATGACGCCAGCACTGTCCCAATCTCCTTTGGCTACTGCGCCAACCCAAGCACTCCCGGCAAATCCACCGCCACCATGATAGCCACCAAAAGCAATCCAACCGAGGTTGTCGCCGTTGAGCACCTTGGTCTTGGCACCAATCGTGCCGTTGAAGCGGTACATGAAATGACGCGCATAGTCGTCATCTACGTATTGATAAATACGCTCCCCCAAATATGCGTTACCGCCCGGAGTCCCGCCGCTGAACAGATCGGTGCCGAAGGCCGTTTCGCAGGTCAGGTCCTCCCCGTTGGCGAAGTAGACCTCCAGGTCGGTGCCGTTCCAGCGCAGGCCCACGCCGGGATTGAGTGCGTGATGGTGATCACTGCACAGGATCGCGCGGCGGCTGCCTTGGCTGCCGACGTTGTCCTGTATTGCGGCCATCTCGGTGTATTCGGTTTCCCAAATAACGCCGAGCCGGTCCTCCTCTTCGGTCTGCTCGAGGCCGCTGGGATGCGGCACGGCCGTCCCCGGACCGGCGCCAACCCGCCGGCGGAGCTCGATGATGGTATCGGCCGGCACAAAGTCGGAGCTCGTGCCGACCGCCCCGTCGCCTTCCTTCTGGACGTGCACGGCCGGCGTGCCAGGTTGCGGCGGCGTCTCGCCCTCGGCCGCCGCAGTCCCGCCGCCGGCCGGCATCAGTGCCTGCAGCGCGCGGAGGTCGGCGGTGATCCGCGCCAGCTCCTCCCAGAGGTTCGCCCGCTCGAATGGATCCACAGCTACACCCCCGCCAGGCTCAGCTTGGTCGTCTGCGCCCGGAAGTCCCAGGTCACCTCTGAAATCGACTGGCCGATATCGATCTCGCCGATCGCCCCGCCGAAGTTGATACTCTTGAGCACCGCGCCGGGCGCGTACTCGGTCCGGATGTACTTGAGCGGCACCCGCCCGCGCAGCATCGGCCGGGAGACCTGGTCAAGCCGGCGCAGGCACAAGGTCGCCAGCTCGTCGAGATCGTTTTGGATCACGTCGTCGGCGGCCGCGCCCAGCTCGGTAAAGGTCTGCGAGTTGAGCACCGGCGATCCGCCATCGGTCGGGACCACACACTTCCGGCGCGCCTCGTACCGGTAGCGGGTGCCGGCCGGCAGGTACAACTCGCCGGCAGGCCAGTCGACCAGCGCGGCCTCCTCCTGGCTGTAGGTGAGCCGCTCATCGGCCTCGACGCAGATCGTCACGCGCATATCGTAGGCCGTGCCCGCGTTGTGGCTCAGGACATAGGCCCCCTCGCCGCCGTAGCTCATGCTTTGGCGGACGCTGGTCGGCAGGCGGAACCCGACGCGATCGCGCAGAGGTACCGCCTGGACCTGGCCCGGCAGGCGCTGCCAGGTGCTGCCGCCGTCGGTCGACCGCCACACGATCAGGCGGAGCCCGATCGGGCGGTCGGCGGCCTCCTGCTCGTCGACCGAATAGCTGGCCAGCTCGCCCAGCGCGCGCCGCGGCCCCTCGCGATACTTCGCGGTCGCGCCAAAGAACGCGGACCAGTCCTGCGCATTGGGCGCAACCCAGGTGCAGAACACGTCCGGATATGCGGCCAGCTTCTCGCGCTTCTGGGCGTCGGTGCTTTCGGGCAGCGCCTCCCATTCGGACTCATTCAACGTCGACCAACCAGGCGCCAGCGTCGGCGTCCCGGCGGACGTGTCGAGCGTCACATCGTAAACCTCGCGAGCGCCGACAGCGTGCACCGAGGCATAGGCCTCGGTCCAGTCCCATTCGAGATCCAGGCGCAGCACATCCGGCGCTTTCGGGTCCTGGCTGCCGAGGTCGCCCATCTCGAGCATATACTCGGGCGCGCCGGCCAGGATGGTATTCTGGCTGTAGACCTCGATCCGGGCCTTGTCATCCGCGCCATAGCTGAGATACCAGTCGGCATCCCCGGCGGCAGTGACGACCCGGTCGATCGCCCATCCCAGCGAGTGCCCCAGGCAGTTGAGATCGACGACCCGGCGCTCGTCGCCGGTCACAGGATCCTCGAACAGGTACCCCCAATCGCCGGCGGCGGTGGCCTCCGGCCAGGTCAAGAAGTCCGCGGTACTCTCGAGGGCGGCCTGGGCATCCGCATTGAACAGATCCCGCAGGCAGTTGAGCGCATCGCCACAACGCCAGAACACCGCGCAGTCCAAATCCGGATCGATCTGGCCCGTATCGTATCGGTTATATCCCGGCGTTATGAATGAGGGATCCCGCTTTTCGGTCGCGTCGATATAACGCTGATCCGGGCGGCCGTCGGCGTTGAAGTGCGGCCCGTGATACGGGATAAACACCTCATCGCCGGCAGCCGGCCGGCGCCAGCGGGATCCCCGGCAGCGGATCCTAGCCAGCTCCCTGCGGTAATCGTGGCAGATCGTGACGGCCTCGCTGCGGCCGCGGACTCGATACTTCCAGACACGGCCCAAAAACAGCGTCCTGGGCTTGTCGTCCAGGTAGCCCTGCGCCTGGACCTTGACAAAGGTATGCCGCCGCAGCCCGAACGGGTGCAGGATCCTGCCGGTGTCCCCGCTGGGTACCCGGTCAATCTCGCTGCTGCCGGCCAGGGCCGGATAGAGCGGGCCCGGATCCGCAGGATCGCGCCGCACTGTCAAGTAGCACTCGGAAGGCAGCGCGCCGCGCTTGTGCGTGACTACGGCATCCAGGCCGGGTTGCTCCTCCCAACCGTGCGAGCCGTAGGCGTCGGACCGATCGGACGTATAGACGACCGCCCGAGTACCGCGCGACAATACCGTCACAAGCCGGCCCCTCTCTATGCGTGCGCGATGCCGCTGGCGTTGATGTCGAGCTCGATCTCGTCGGCGTCGTTACCGACGCCCAATACCGTCACGTACTCGCCGGAACCGAGGTCCGACTCGACCGCGATCTTGCCGCTGGTCGCGCTGGCTACGTAGACCTGGCCCTGCGCAACGCTGGCCCCGGCGCCCAGGTTGACATTGCCGGTCTTCTGGTACACGACCTTTTGCCCGGCGTAGGCGTGGCAGACGGCAATGCCGACAACATCGGCCTCGGCCTCGGTGGCCGCGCCGCCGAGCCAGCCCTTTTTGTCCGCGGCCTTCTTGTAGACCGTCTCTCCGGGATCGATCTCCTCGCCGGCGATCAGACTGCCAAAGGTCGCCGCGGATGCCGCCGCCTGTACTTGACTGACCGTAATGCTTAGATTGGCCATTGTCTCCCTCTCCCTCTAGAGCGGTTCGCCGTCGCCGGCGGCGCCCACCGGCACAAAGAATGCCGCGCTGTAGTGCCCGTAATACCCACCGCCGACGGCCGGCCGCAGACCCAGGAACCGGAAGCGCCGCAGGATCACTCCCTCGAGCGGGAAGCCACCGCCCCAGAGGTCCAGCGTGGCCGTTGTATCCTGGGCGGCCCAGCAGCTGCGGAACCATCCGAGGAGCTCCTCGATGTCGCTGGCGTGATGTTTGCCGCTCAGCTGCACCATCGCGCCGCGTGCGCCCATGTCGACAACGTCGACCCCGTCGACCCCCTCGTGCGCGAACTGGCGCAGCTCGCGCACAAACTCGATGCCGCCGACGACGGCGGCGGTGCCGAAGCTGAGCTTGCCCCAAGTGTGACCGGCCGCCATCTAAAACCCCGTTTCCAGCTTGGCCCGCTCGCGCTCGGCATCCGCGGCGCCGGCGCGCTGGGCGTCCCGCAACTCCTGGAGATCCTCCTTGCCGCCGGCCAGGGCCTCCGGCGTGATCACGCCCATCCAGAGGGCAATGCGATCCATGAAACCGAGCACCGCCTTGTGCGTCTCGCCATAGCCGCGCTCATCGTACATTTGTTCCTGGCCGCCGAGTGCGATCGCCTCCTCCTTGTTGAACCGCTTTTCCTCCCGGAGATCCCGCTGGACCTCCTGCCGGTTGAGGATCCGGTTGGCGACGTAGTCCGAATTCTTATTGGCCAGCGCCAGCTTGCGGCCAACGATATCACGATCGGAGCCAGTGGCCCGCTCGAATTCGCCGACCCGCCGGGTCACGCCCGCGATATCGGTCAACAGCGGAGCCAGGCGCGCGCCGCTCTCGCCCATCAGCTCGTCGAGATCCGCGGTGCTTAGCTTCATCTTGGCGACTTGCTGCATCCTGGCGAGCAGGTCGCCCTTTAGTCCCCGCTGCTCGCCCTTGCCGCCCATCAGGTTGCGCGCCAGCTGCTCGATACCCGTCGCCGCCTGCTCGCCGGTCGCCGTGACTTGCGTCGCCTCGCTGAGCAGGCCGGCCATCCGGCGGTGGCTCAGCCCGCTTTTGAGCCCGACCGACAGCGCCCGCGGCAGGATCATCTCAGCCTCGCCCGGCCCGCTGATCGCCGCCTTCTCCGCGAACTGCGTCGCAATGTTCTGGATTACGTTCGCATCAAAGCCCTCGGTGCCCGGGATCGCGCCCAGCTTGGTGTATAGCGTGCTGAGCTGCGACAGCGTCATCGTCGTCGTCGGCGCCTGCTGCTCGATCTCGGACTGCAGCGCGGCGAGCTGCTGGTTGGTCAGCTTGCCGCCCTTGCTCTGCAGAGTGTAGAGGCCCTGGGACGCCTCCGGGAATTGCCGCTCGCTGCGCTTCGCGAAATCACGCACCCGCTCGCGGAACTTGGGATCCTTGAGGTTGTCCCCCAGGAACAGCGTATCCAGAAAAGCCTTCTGGTTGCGCCGCCAGGTCTCCATGTACTGTTGCTGCTTCGCGTGATAGCGGTCGGCCTCCTTGGAGACCATCGCCATTGCAGCGACCATACTGCCAAGCCCTGCCGTGAAGGCCTGCGCGGATACCAGATCTTTCTGGAAGCTCTGCTCCAGCGTGCGCCCGGCGCTTTCGCCGGCGCTGGCGGTCCTGCGGATCTCGCGGCGCGCCTCCTCGCCGCCCTCGGCCTCGATCTTGAAGTTTAGATCATCAGCCATTGTTGAGATCCTCCTCGCCCTCGGCGTCCAGCAGATCCTCGATCGCCGCGTAACGTCGCGGCGGTCGCAGTGGCCTGGCCAGCGAGTCGCAGGCCTCGAGGTACAAAGCCAGGTCCTCGCCGGCGGCGACGGTCATGCCGGCCGGGTCAGCTCCGCACGATCGGGCCATCGCCGCGTGCCACCTCAGCCACTGCCCGACGCTGTAGGGTCCGCCGGTACTACCCCCCGGAGCGCTGCGTAGACCTTGCCGACCTCGACCAAGTCGCCCCCCGCGGCGCCGGCCGCGGTTTCTTCGCTGGCGCCGGCGGCCTTGCAGACCTCCGCGATAAACTCGCGGAGCTTGGCCAGCTCGTCCACCGTCGCCAGATCTTCCTGGCCGAGGACCTTGAGGCTCCGGTACCAGTCGATGAGCTCCACCAGTCGCGGGTACTTCTCGCCCCAGTCCAGGGCCATCGGCGGCACGCCGATCACCTGGCCGCCGATAGTCACCGCGATCGTCGCGCTCACTTGCTCACCTTTTCGGCCGCTGCCCGGAACTCCTCGCAATCGAGCAGGATCTCGGCGGCGTGCCCGTGCTTGGCCGCCGCGCCGCCGATCAGCTTATAGATCTCCGCCTGCGGCTTGAGCCGGCCGACCATCGTGCCGAACTTCGACCCGGTCGCCTCCCAGTCGAAAAACCGTTCCCCGACCGAGACGGCGCCGGCGATGTTCCGGCGGACAAAGCTGCCGCGCGCGCAGACGCTGCGCAGGCGATCGCCGTCCTTGCCGCCGAGGATCTCGTCGAGCTCCCCGGCCTCCTTGGCCCGCAAGAATAGCCCCTTGGTCGGCCACAACGCGGCCGAAACCGGACGCGCGTCCTGTTTTGCCTCTGGCATCTCTAGCCTCCTTTTCGAGTTGTCGCTGCGCCCGGCTCCCCTGGCCGGGCGCAGTAGTCGCTGATCGTCCGCCGACTTAGGACGGGTAGCCGACCGGACTGGTCGACCCGTCCGAACTGTAGGCGATTCCCGAGATCGAGCTGCTGCCCTTGCCCTTGCGGCTCGACGCCACGCGGCCGACGGTCTCGACGACCTGGTTGGCGATCGTGTGCGCCTTGCTGGTGCCGCCCTGCTTCTCGGTGAACCCGCCGGAGCCGGTGTCCCCTGCGGCCTGGCCGTGCAGCGGGTCGTCGGTGACCACGTTAAAGCGCACGCCACCGGCACCCTTCTCGGCGCCCTGCGCGTATAAGTCATCATCCGAGACGTCGGTCAACGCCGGGACCGAGTCGTCAAATCCGTAGGACTGGATCCCGGTCACGCTGTCGCCGCAGATCGTCGCCGAACTGATCCCCGTGTAGATCTGGTATGCCATCGCTCTCTACCTCCTCTAAGTCGAGATGCGGGCGCCGAGCTCGCGACCGACCTCGTACTCGAATCTCATTTCCACGATCCGCCACGGCGGCGGCAGTATCCCCTGAGTGTTGCGGCACCCGCGGTACTCCCAATCGTAGACCAGATCGCCGCGAGTGATATCGGCGTCGAGCGCCTGGGCGACGAGCTCCGCGTCGCGCGCCAGGTCGCCGAACCCGCTTTTTTGCGCCCGGGCTCCGCGGACCAGGTAGACATACAGCCGGCGCCGGCTGTCGTTATAGGCCTCGGCGCGCGGCTCCTCCTTGACCTGGCCCCACTCAAAGCACAGATACACCGGCTTGCGCGCCGGCAGCGCGGCGATCCCCTCGGGACTCGATAGCCGGTTTTCCTCGCGATCGATAAAGCAGTGCGAGAGCGCCGCGAAGTCCTCGAGGACGTCGGCGACGTTACGCATGACCCGCTCGTCGATCGACCTGGTCGAGCCGCCGATGTACTTGGTGAGCAGCTCGAGTGTCGCCTGGCTCCAGCTGTCCGACAGCTTGCTCTGGGCGAGGAATTGCCAGGTGCCCTCCGCGGTCGGGTAGTTGACCGTCCCGTCGCCGACGACATTGCCCTGCTCGGAGAACTCCTGCGCCCGGCCCACGCGCCGGCTAAAAACGTAGTTAGTGACCCCGTCATCGCCGTCGACCTCGACGCCGGCCGCGCCCAGCGCCGCCGTCGGCGTCGAGGGGATCGCGACGCTGTAGGCCCCGGTAAACTCAGTACCGCCGGCGCCGTATTGCTGGCCGGCTTTGACATCCGCCTCGACCGGCAGAGTCAACGTCCCGGCCTCGCCGGCGACCGTGTCGTCCTCGTGCACGTTGCCGACGTCAGGGAAGTCCGGCGAATAGCTCGGCGTGTAGTCGTCACCGCTGGGACCATACAGGCCACTGCCTGTAAGAACGTCATCCGCATCAGGGAACACCGCATCCCCAATGCCCGTTAGCGGGACCTCGGCCA